GCTGATCTTGGCTACTCGCCGGAGGACATCGGGCAATTTGCCGTCGCGGAAGCGGAAGCGCCAGCTTTGAAAGACGGCGACCGCGCACCGTTCCGGCAAATGACGTTCACGGTTCACGACGAGCAATTTGAGGAGGTCGAGGCGGCGATGAGCAAGGCGAAGGAAGAGGGCGGCGGCGAATCAGCCGTGAACGAAAACAGCAACGGCAACGCTCTGGCGTTTATCTGCGGGAGGTTCAACCGTGGGCCGAGCTAAAGACATTATCGTCAGGCCGATCTCGGCGCAGGATGCGAACCGCATTGTGCGGGCGATTCATTACAGCGGGAAAGTGGTCAATAACTCGCAGCTCCACCTTGGCGTTTTCCTCGATGGCAAATGCGGCGGCGCGATGCAGTTTGGGCCGTCGCTCGACAAGCGCAAGATGCTCGGACTTGTCACGGGAACGCTCTGGAACGAATTTATCGAACTCAACCGGATGGCGTTCGCAGACTGGTTGCCGCGCAACTCCGAAAGCCGGGCAATCGGTTATGCGTTCCGCTGGATTCGCAAGACATACCCGCAGATCAAGTGGTGCGTTTCATTTGCGGACGGGACGCAATGCGGCGACGGAACGATTTACAGGGCAAGCGGGTTTGCGCTCACCGGCATCAAAGAGAACACGCAAATCTGGGCGGCCCCCTCCGGCGAGAAGTTTTCTCGGATGAGTTTAACCGACGGTCGAAGCAAGCAAGAACAGCAATCGGCTCGCGCCGTGGTATCGAGGTCGTCCATGACCATGAAAGGAAAGAATGGCGGTGGAAGAATTAGGGAAAAATTCTCAGAGGCAAGCGGAGCAAAAGAAACCGGTGGCGCATCTATGAGGCAATTTTCAGACGCTGGTTGGGAACCTCTCATTGGCTTCCAGCTCCGCTACATCTACTTCCTCGACCCAACCGCACGCGCTCGCCTGACCGTTCCGATCTTGCCATTCAGCGAGATTGACCGACGCGGCGCGGGGATGTATAAGGGCAAGCAGAGAATCCAATCACGCGCCGGAGGTGACACCACGGACACGCCAGTCTTCCAGACTGGAGAGGGCGGCTCGACACCGACCCCGGCGCTCCAATCTTCTGAATGAGCGACGCCGCGCAGTCACCGAGCGAAATCCTCGCCCGCCGCAACGTCCAAAACATCGCGGTCAAGCTCAAGGCCGGCAAGACGCTGACGACCTCGGAGCGGAAGGCGCTGAACGAGTTTCAATCCGAGCAGACGGGCGGTTGGGTCAAAGACCTGAGCGCACTGGCGAAGGAGCTGGGGATGTCTCGGCAGGGAATTTACGACGTCCGCAACCGCTTCCCAGACGCGCCGAAGAAGCACGAGGACGGCAAGCGCGAGAACCTGACGGCGTGGCAAGCGTTCTGCGCCGAGCACCTGATCGGCAAGGACACGGCGACAAAGAACTTGGCCGACCTCAAAGCCGAGCTGATGCGCGAGCAGATCCGCCTCGCCCGGTCTAAGAACGAGCGCGAGGCCGGCGACGTGATTGACCGGGAAGTGGTCGAAGCGATGCTCGTCACGCTCGGCCAAAAGCTGGACCTGCTGCTGCGGCTCAAGCTGACCATCGAACTCGGACCTCGTGGCGTCGGCATGAACGCGGCAGAGCTGAACGTGGAAGGCGGCGTGATTCTCAGCGAGATCCGCGAGGTCGTGAACGCGAATATCGCGACGTTCGAGGGCGAGGCGCTGGAAAGGTCAAGAGCGTGAAGCGATTGTTTGAAATAGTGCTTGCAATCAATCAAACGCTGATTCAGCTTAGTGATATGAAACTAATCAACACCGACAAAGCAGAAGGAACCAAAGTCGCCGGCAAATATCTCGGCCTGTTTCCATTCACCGGAATCGTCAGCAAAGTGCGTTGCGCACCGCGCAGCAGCTACCTTTACGAAGTGACGCTTGACGCGCCGATCACGGTTTTCGGAATGGTGCAAAATTTAGTCCAGTTTTATAGCGGCGACGAAGACGCGCAAACCGTAGAGGTGCTGGCATGAGCGGCGACACGCTAAGCTCGGTCGAATGGCCGAGGCGCGGCCTCACGCCCGCAGAGTTTGCGGCGATGGGGTGTAACGCTCCTTCGTTTACTTCTACGATGAAAACCACCGAGCAGTTAATCGAAGAGGCAATTTCCACGGGCGGCGCGATAATCACGAGTGACTCGTGTCATCCCGCCGAAATCGCCATCGCGCGGGCGCAAGGTCGATTTGCGCAGCACGGAGACTTTGGGCTAATTCTGAAACCGGCGCGCTGGGTTAAAGCTGCGCAAGATGCGCACAATGCGCGCATGAACGGAACCGCATGACCGCCGGCGGCAAACGCACCGGAGCAGGCCGCAAGCCGCTCCCGTCTGATCAGCGCTCCGTCGCCGTGACGGTGCGCCTCCGTCCGCAAGTCGCGGCGCGATTTCGCACTTGGTGCAAGGCTCGCGGCATGAGTCAGAGCGAAGCGTTTTCGACGTGGGTAATTCACCTGATCGCGTGACCGCCTCCGACATCCTATGCGCCAAGCTGCGCCTTCCGCAGCCCGACCTCTCGCCGATCTACGAATGGGCGCGGAAGCACATCGTCCTGCCGGAGTCATACGCGACGCCGGGACCGTTCAACGTCAAAATTTCGCCGTGGCTTATTCCGATCTTTGACGCGCTCCAGAATCCGCTGGTGCGCCGCGTTCACTTCCGCAAGGCCGTGCAGATCGGCGGCACGCTCGTCGCTGACATCTGGGTGCCGTGGCTGATTTGCAACGACGCCGGTCCGATTTCGTGGACGATGCAGACCGACGAAATGATTGACCGGCACGCGAAGTCTCGGCTGAACCCGATCTTTGAATCGTGCAAGCCGGTGGCGGCGATGCTTCCGCGAGTCGGACCGCACCGGACGACGACTGAGATTTATTTCGGCGGCTTCTTTTTTCTGCTCAACCCGGCCAACCTTTCCAGCCAACAGTCGCAGTCCATCAGATATAAAATAAATGACGAGATATGGTTGCCGAAATGGCAGGAGGTGTATGGTCACGCCGTCGCCCGCGTCAGTCGCTTCGAGGAGGTCGGGCGCTCGAAGATTTACAACACGAGCCAAGCGCCGATTATGGACCTCGAAACCGGCAACGTTGAGGACACGAGCTTCCGCCAAGGCACCCAGCAGGAGTGGAGCACCGAGTGTCCGGCGTGCCACAAGGTGCACCCGCTTGCCTTCGCGCTGGACAAGCACGAGGAGACCGGCTTGCGCGGCGGCGTGGTCTGGGACGCGGCGGCGAGGCGCGATGACGAGACGTGGGACGTGGCGCGAGCGGTCGAGTCTTGCCGATTCCGTTGCCCGCATTGCGGCCACGAGTCACCGGACACCGACACGACGCGCACCGGCTGGAAGCGGGCCGGGCGGTTCGTTTCGCTCAACGAGGCTGCGCCGGCTGAGATTCAGAGCTTTCGTGTCGAGTCGCTGGTGAGCCGTCCGATGCGGCTTCTGGTCGAAGAATTCTGCGAGGCGGACAATCATTTCGTGCGCCAAGGTGACGACAAGATGAAGATCGAGTTTAAAACGAAGCGCGAGGCGAGGCCGTGGATTGTCGAGAAGAAGGTGGTCAACCTATTCGTGCAGGCGAGCGATTACAGCGTCGCACAGTTCAGCAACGGCGAGGCAATCGACGGCGAGGTCATCCGCTTTATGGCAATCGACCGACAGCAAGACCATTGGTGGGTCGAGATCGGCGCGTTCAGCTCGGCGACCGGGCCGACCTACCGGCAGCTCTATTTCGGGCGCGTCGAGACTCGGGACCAACTGCGACAGATTCAACAACGCTACAAGGTGCAGGACTCATGCGTTGCCCAAGATCGCGGCTACCGACCCGCCGACGTGGACCGGGATTGCGCGGACTTCGGCTGGCGCGGGATGCGCGGACACGCTCGCAAGACTTGGACCATGCGCGACGAGGCGAGCGACAAGCTGATTAACTTCCCGTTCTCGGAGCCACGAGTGAGCGACTACCGGGG